CACCTCCATTCTGCATAGTGTATGCAGCTTGACCATTAACAGCAGTTATGCTGTCTAGCTTTACAAAGTTTCCTATTACTGGTGACTTACCTATATATGCCATAATTAACTCTTAGGATTGTTAGTTTTAATTCCTTGTATTCTTGCTTTCCAAGCATCTATGTCATGGAATATTTCATCTAATTGATCGTTCCAAGAACCATAGGCTTGTCGTCTTGTTGCATCTACTTGAGCATTGCTCTCAGCAGTATTACCAGCAGTTTCATAACTGTCTAATTGTGCTGAAGTAGGCTGTGCAATATCTAAATTCCATTCTTTGATATACGCACCTTGACCATTACTGTCGTCTTGCAACTTAACATCATTTAAGAAATCTACATCGCTAACTCCATTAGCTTCGCAGTAGAGTTCTATTTTTTTACTTAATTGTGCCATAGTTTTTCCTCCTTATTCTATAATTTTGTATCCATAAAAGAAATTTACTGTTGCACCAGCTTCAGTACCCACAGATGCTGTCACTCTTGCATAAATTTCTATGTAATCATTTTCTGATAATTCAAGTAATTGACTTATGTCATTACTTTCATAATTAAAATGTGATATATTTTTTCTTCCAATTTGTGAACCATTTTTGTAAATGTAAATATTAAAGTCATCAGTATCAACAGCACTATCTATTCTTAAACAGGCATGAATAAAATATTTTCCAGCTTGACCAGATGGAACTGTAAATCTATAATTTGTAGAGTTATCATAAGCACTTGCTGTATCAAAAACCTCATCATCAAATTGAATTTTAGTAGTTGTACTGGCTGATAAACTTTGTGAATCATTTTTATTTACATAAAAAGCTGGAGTATTAACACCACCAGCACCAGTTACAGTTCCTGTAAATGCGTAAGTGTCTGCTAAGTTCAGACTTTCAGATTGTATTTTTGTTATTGCCATAATTTAAACTCCACTAAGTTTGTATGCACCAAAATAAGTAAAATCTTGAGAACTATTACCTCTAAAATTACCATTTTGGTCTCCATTTCCTTTTGCATAAATCTCTACATAATCTGACGAACCATTAAAATCTACTATTCCATGAGTGTACATAGTAAATATATCTAATCCACTTGAACCAGAATAATCAAAAAGATTATCTATTTTTTTTAAATCAGAACCATTTTTATAAATAGATATTTGAGCAGTATAAAGTTTATTTGTTAAATCTGTTACATCAATTAAAACAAGTGAATAAACATAGTATTTTCCAGCCACTGTTGGTGTAAAACGATAATTAGTTGAATTATCATAACAATTATCAGTATCAAAAGTTTCTCTGCCAAACTGAACTTTTGTAGATGTATTATCTGTATAACTTTGATCTGCATTTAAAGATGCTTCAAATGCTGGTCTGTTAGAAATTAAACTATAATCTATTCTCTTTAATGTTCCAGCATCACTAATTAATAATTCGTCTGTAGAAGCTGGTTCAGATGTTAAAGCAGTTTGACCAGTAATTATAGATGCTGCTACTTGTGAACTTCCAACAGAACCATCAGGTGCATTTACAGTTTGTTTAGCTTGTCCAAGATATATGCAGTACATATCATCTGTACTAGCTGTTGCAGATGTTAATGTTAGTGTAGTACCACTAGCAGTATATGCTGTAGTAGGTTCTTGCCTTACAAAGTTTATAAAAAGTGCCAATTCATTTTCATTAGTAACTGCGTTATCCAATGTGTACGAAGTAGTTGCACTTGTAGTAAAGTCTTGTTTTGCAAAACTAATAAAACTATCTGCTGGTTCTTTACCAATATAAGCCATCTTACGTTATCTCCATTATAGACAATGTTGCATCAATTTTAGCTGATACAGAACAATCAATCTTCAACACATCAGTTGTTTGCATAACGTATTTACCACCAGATAAAATCTCAAGTGAGCTACCTGCAGGAATACTTGCATCTTTTACAACTGTTACGTTTTCATTTGTTTCTGTATCAGAAGTATCAGATTCAATTTTTACTGTTGCTGTTACTGCTGATGTATGAACATTACAAAGTGTAAGTCCTACAACTACAGTTGTTGTTGAAGAAGGAACTGTATACAAAGTCAAAGCTGTACCAGCACTTGCTGGCATTGCTGCATTTGTTTTTACTTTAAAAGTATTTGCCATTTATTTCCTCCTGTTTAGCCCAACGCAATTGCTAGAGCTGTTGGGTCGTCTGTTGTAAACCCTTGATTAGTCATTAATGTAACAACTCTAGATAAAGCTGCTTTTTTGTTAGTACCACCTGCACCATCATCTACAATAATAAGATCAGATGTAGTTAAGTCTGCACCTATATCACTACCACCATCTATATCAATAGCTGCTACAGGTAATGTTCCTGTATCTCCAGTACCAATTAATGTTCCTGTTGATGTAGGTAAAGTTAAAACTGCAGAACTTCCTGCTGAGTGTGCAGGGCCTTTTAATTGAACTCCATGAGAATTTTGTTCACAATTAAATTGAATTGTACCTGGATTATCATTACCTTTAACTGTTACATGTCCACTTCCATTTGGTGTTAAATTAATATCTCCATTAGATACTGATAAAATATCAGAAATAACTGGTGATGTTAAAGTTTTGTTTGTAAGTGTTTGTGTACCAGTAAGAGTTACATCACCAACGTTAGCTGGTTGTACTACTGTAAATGTAATAGTATCAGATCCTAATGATGCATCAGAATCAGTAGTACATAAAAACATTTTTTCTGCATTAACTGATCCTTCTTGGATTATAACTAATTGTCCTGCTAGTTCTCCAATAGCATCAAAGTCTGTATCTCTAGATGCAGTACCTGAAGCTACTACTGTATAAATACCATTTTGTGATCCTGTTGATTGATCTTTAACTAATACTCTGTCTCCAGTAGCAAGAGTTATACCATCTAAAGAATCACCATTTTGTAAATCTGATGATAATGTAACATTTCCTGTAGTTGCAGCTCTACAAATAATTCTAGTTTTAAGTCCAGCAACAAGATCATCTACGTATGTTTTAGTTGCTGCATCTGATCCAGATGAAGGTGCTCCTAGTCCAGTAATAGATCCACCAGATATAGAAACACTATTTGCTGCTTGTGTAGATATTGTTCCAAGTCCTAAAGATGATCTAGCAGTTGATCCTGTTTCTGCTACCCATGTAGAACCACTACCAACAATAAAATTACCATCTGTTGTTGCAAGATTTCCAATAGCTGTAAGATTTGCATTTGATGCACCTTTAGCATCTAGTTGTGTTTGTATATTTGAACTTACACCATTTAGATGTCCAAACTCTGTATTAGAGATTGTACCATCATGAATTTTTGTAGCATCTATTGCTGCACTTGCATTGATGTCTGCATTAACAATAGCACCATCATTTATTTTTGCTGATGTGATTGCACTATCTGCTATCTTTGCAGTTGTAACTTGGCTATCTGCTATGTGTGCAGTATCAATAGATCCATCTGTATAATGTTCACTATCAATAGCATCATCAGCAATTTTAGCACCAGTGATAGCATCTGCTGCAATTTTTGCAGTTGTAACATTTGCATCTGTAATTTTAGCTGTAGTTATTTGTGCATCTGCAATATGAGCTGTATCAATAGATCCATCTACAAAATGCTCAGAGTTAATACTATCATCTGCAATTTTAGTGCCATCAACAGCATCTGCTGCAATCTTTGCAGTTGTAACTGAACTATCAATTAAGTTTGATGTATCTATAATTGATGTAGGTATAGAATTATTTGTTTGTGAAAGAGCTGCGATATAAACATTTGATATAGTTTCATTTGATAATGAACCACTATCAAAAGTAACATTAACTGTTGTATCAGATGAGAAAGATGAACTTGATATTGTTCCAAAAATTGTTCCAGGTGTTGCTGCAATTACTTTTACTCTACGACCTGCATGATAAATAGATGTAACATTTGCACCAACTATTTTAAACGATGTAGATGAAACATAAGATGCAGTAAAAGCTCCATCACCATCACCATATTCAATCCATTGTGCATCATTAAACCAGTCTCTAGTATTTTTCATCAATGCTCTTATGGCATTGTTTAGATTACTAGGTAGCATACCCTCTGCTGTGGATATACCATTTAGAGAGGTGTTATTGGATTGTGTGGTTGAATAATCTTTTA